ACAAGCTATCGAAACATTTGCAATAGAACAAATGGGAAGAAGACGAAGAGATGAATACCAAGCCGGTGTTCCTCGAATCGGAAAACAATAGGAGATAATAACATGGCTATAACACAAGCAATTTGTAATTCTTTTAAAAAAGAATTATTAGAAGGGGATCATAATTTTGATTCTGGTGGTGATGTTTTCAAATTAGCTCTGTATACTTCTGCAGCTACTTTAAATTCTGCTACTACTGCATATACCGCTACTAGTGAAATTGGTGACACTGGTACGTATTCAGCTGGTGGTGGAACTTTAGTAAACTCAGGTACATCTCAAATCGGTGGAGTTGCATTTTGTGATTTTGCAGATTTGTCTTTTACAGGGGTTACACTAACTGCAAGAGGTGCTTTAATCTATAACACTTCAGCAACGGTTACTGATGCTGCTGTTGCGGTTTTAGATTTTACTACAGATAAATCAGCTAGTGATGGAACATTTACAATCATATTCCCAGCAGATACAAGTGCAGCAGCTATTTTAAGAATCTCCGGATAAGCAAGGAGTTTTTAAATGGCATTGGTAGTAAACGATAGAGTAAAAGAAACCTCTGTTACGACAGGTACTGGAACGTTTACCTTAGATGGTGCCTTACCTGGTTTCGAAACTTTTTCAACTGCAATTGGAAATACTAACACAACTTATTATTCCATTGTAAATGAAAATGGAGAATTTGAAGTTGGATTAGGAACAGTAGGCGCTGGTACTTTATCTAGAGATACAATTTTATCATCATCCAATAGTGATGCTGCGGTTACTTTTTCTGCAGGCACTAAAAATGTATTCTGCACGCTTCCAGCTTCTAAAGCCGTTATCCTTGATTCAAGTGGAAACATTGTTGCAAACAATGGATCTAACTTAACAAATTTAAATGCAAGTAATTTAGCTTCAGGCACAGTACCTGACGCAAGATTTCCAGCGACTTTGCCAGCAATCAGCGGTGCTAATTTAACAAATTTAAATGCTACCAACGTTGCTTCAGGGACTTTATCAGCAGATAGATTACCAACAGTACCAACAACAAAAGGTGGTACTGGTTTAACTACTATTGGAACTGCAAATCAAGTTCTTGCAGTCAATTCAGGTGGTACAGCATTAGAATATCAAACACCAACTACTGGAGATATTACAGGAGTTACAGCAGGAAATGGTTTAACAGGTGGTGGAACCACAGGTGACGTTACATTAAACGTTGGAGCAGGTGCTCTTATTGATGTCACAGCAGATGCTATTGATGTAGATTTATCAGAATTAACAACTTCAACGTCTGATGCAGACGGAGATTTTTTTGCTGTAATTGATTCAGCAAATGCTCAAAAGAAATTAACAAAAGCAAATATTAATATTTCAGGATTTAATAATGACAGTGGTTTTACTACAAACACTGGAACGGTAACTTCCGTAGGAGTAACTGCTGGATCTGGTTTAACTGGCGGTGGAACAGTTACTACTTCAGGAACTATAAATTTAGATGTTGGTGCAGGAACAGGTATTGACGTAGCTGCAGATGCAATATCTGTTGATGTATCTGACTTCATGACGAATGGATCTAATAATAGAATTTTAACTGCAACTGGTACAGATGCTATGAATGCAGAAGCAAATTTAACCTACAGTGGTACAGAATTTTTCTGTAGTGTAGGAACAAATTTAAATTCAAGAATTGTACAACTTTCACATACTGCTGCAGCTGATGATGGTGTTGGTATTACCTTTAGTAGAACAACAAGTGATTCAGCCACTGCTGCTATTGGTGTTCTGGAAGTTGATGAATTAAGTATGATGAGTAGAGAAGGTATGAACTTTTATACTGGTGGGGGAAGTACATATAATGCAACTACTTTACGTGCTAGGATTGATGCCAGTGGTCATTTTGTTCCAGGAGCCAATGATACTTACGATTTAGGTGCATCAGGAAATGTTTGGAGAAATTTATACACTGGAGACTTGCATTTATCTAACGAAGCAAAATCTGAAGGTAATGCAGTTGATGGCACTAAAGGTAATTGGACTATTCAAGAGGGTGCCGAACATCTTTATATTTTAAATAATAAATCAGGAAAAAAATATAAGTTTAAACTAGAAGAGGTTTAATAGCAAATGGCTTTTGGAATTACAGCATTTGCAGAAAGCCCTTTTGCAGCAACAGGTGCAGTTAGTATTACTGTTGCAGTAACGGGTCAAAGTTTATCTACAAATATAAATTCTGTAACAACTTCAGCTAATGCAAATGTTTCTGTTACAGGAATTGCTTTAAATTCAGCAATTGGTAATCAAGATATTTTTACAGGAGTTGTTGTCTTTCCTGTTGGAATGAGCGCTACTATTACTATTGGTACATTAGCTGCGCAAGCAAATGCAGACGTTGATATTACAGGAATAAGTTTAACATCTCAAATAGGTAACGAAAGTGTTGCTGGAGATGCTAATGCGTCTATTACAGGAATTTCTTTAACCTCATTTATTGGAAACGAAGATATAGATGCAGATGCGAATGTATCCGTAACAGGAAATAGTTTAAATTCTACAATAGGAAATGTGGCTGGAATTGCAAATGCTGATATTTCTGTAACGGGAATTTCATTAACAACTGCCGTAGGTAGTGTTGATCATAACTCAACTTACACAGTGTCTGGAATACAGCTAACAACGGCAATAGGACAAGCAGAAGCGGATGACGCAAGTGCTGAAGTAACTGGAATAAGTCTATCGACAGCAATTGGTTCTGTAAACATAATAGGGTGGTCTCAAATAGATACAGGAGCTGCCAATACTTGGACTGAGGTTGATATTGCTGCATAATAAAATTATAATACTAATACAAATAAATATATAATAAAATGGCATCAAGTTATTCTACAGATCTTAAACTAGAACTTATGGTAACGGGTGAAAACTCGGGAACATGGGGAGATAAAACCAATACCAATTTAAATCTTTTACAACAAGCTATCGCTGGGTACCAATCAATATCTATCGCTGGAGGAGCTCAAACCACCGCATTGGTTATGTCAGATGCTACTATATCTAATGCAAGAAATGCTGTTATTAAACTTACAGGAACTATTACTGGAAATCAAATTGTAACGATACCAGATTCAATTGAAAAAGTTTATATTATTAATAATAACACAACAGGTGCTTTCACCGTACAATTTAAAACGGTATCAGGCACAGGACCTACTTTTTCTGCGACAGATAAAGGTATTAAAATTGTCTATAGTGATGGAACGGATATTATAGAAGCTTCAAGTACTACTTTAGGTAATATTACTACTGGAACTATAAATTCAGGAGCTATAACTTCAGGAGCTATAACCGCAACTGGGCACATAACTCCTGGTGCTAATGATACCTATGATTTAGGAGCTTCTGGAAATGTATGGAGAAACTTATATACTGGAGATTTACATTTATCAAATGAAAGTAAAACTGAAGGTAATATCGTTGATGGTACTAAAGGCAATTGGACTTTGCAAGAAGGAAATAATGATATATTCATGATCAATAATAAATCAGGTGAGAAATTTAAAATAAAATTAGAAAAAATTGGAGATTCATAATGGGTGTTGTATCATGTGGAACTACAATGTTAGACCAAGGAGTCTTTGAAAATATAGGATCTGTTTCTTGGGATACAACTGCTAAAACAACAGGTTTTACTGCAGTAAGTGGAAATGGATATTTTTGTAATACAACATCGGGAGCATTTACGGTAACACTTCCCGTTTCTCCATCAGCAGGAGATATTGTAGGAATAAAAGATTACGCAAATACGGCAGACACTAATAATATTACGATTGGTCGAAACGGATCTAACATACAAGGTATTGCAAATGATTTTGTAATTAACACAGAAGGAAGATCAGTATTTTTAGTTTATGTTGATGCAACAAAAGGTTGGTTGGTAACTGGAGCTGCAAAAAATAATGATCTTACGGGACCTGCTTTTGTAGCAGCAACAGGTGGAACAATATCAACTGTTGGAGATTATAAAATTCACACATTCACAGGACCAGGAACTTTCACAGTCACTTGTGCAGGAAATCCTGCAGGCTCAACAACAGTTGATTATTTAGTAGTTGCTGGAGGTGCTGGAGGTGGAGCAAGAGGTGGTGGAGGTGGTGGAGCAGGAGGATATAGAGAATCTTCAGGAACAGCTTCTGGTTCTTATACAGTTAGCCCAAGAGGATCAGGTGTATCAGCTTTACCCGTTAGTGTTACAGGTTATCCAATAACAATTGGAGGTGGAGGTACAGGAGGAATTTACAATAGTACTGCACCAACAAATGGTGTAAATTCAGTTTTTTCAACTATCACATCAACAGGTGGAGGTGGAGGTGGTCATTTTACTCCAAGTTCTGTAACAACTCAAGCTGGTCAACCAGGTGGTTCAGGGGGTGGAGGAAATGGTTATGGAGCAGGTGTTTCGCATCCAGGACCTTCAGTCTATTGGCCAGGAGGAACAGGAAATACTCCTCCCGTTAGTCCGCCACAAGGAACAAATGGTGGAAATGGTCATACACCCTACAGTGTTCCTCAAATAAATGGAGGTGGAGGTGGTGGAGCTATCTGTGCGGGACAACCAGGACAAAGTACACAACCTACTTGTGTTAGAGCAAACGGCGGTGATGGTGGAACTTCTTCAATCAATGGAACACTTACAGCAAGAGCAGGTGGCGGTGGAGGCGGTGGAGCTCCTACAGCGCACAACGGCGATGGTGGCGCTGGAGGTGGCGGAAATGCAGGTCCTGTAGCAACACCAGGAACAACTAACACAGGTGGTGGTGGAGGTGGTGGCATTTCAGGTAGTGGTAGCGGTGGAAACGGTGGTTCAGGAATTATAATAATAAGGTATAAATTTCAATAGGTAATATTATGGGCGTAAATTCAAATGGAACAACAATGATGGATCAAGGTGTTTTTGAAAACCTTGGATCTGTTACTTGGGATACTACAGCTAAAACAGCTGGCTTTACTGCAGTCAGTGGTAATGGTTATTTTGTAAATACTACAAGTGGTGCAATCACAGTAACCTTACCTGCAACACCAAGTGCAGGAGATGTAGTTGGAATA